GCAACATTGGCATGAGTCTTATAAATGTCTTCGTTGAAATTCCCAGTTGTTATATATTTATACAGATCTTTTCTTTGTTCTACCGTTACCTTGCCTCCAAGGTAATTATTAAACCCTTTTAAGTGAGCTTGCAATTCTTTTCTTGCATTCTCTTGGGCTCGTACTTTTTCTTGAGTTGCCGATTCTTCTTCTTGCTTAACTGTAGCTCTTTCAGATCGAATAGCATTTCTTAATTGCTTTCTAATCTTAAGGGCTTCGTGTTTAAGCATCCCAGAATCTTCCATTCTATCTAAAGAATCATCAACATCATACTCATCCATACCTGTAGCTTTCATGTCAGCCGCTAACAATTCTCTATCTGTTAGCTGAAGGTATCCTTCGTATTTTGTTATTGTATCGTTTTTAACTTCAGGCTCATTCTTTGAGTTTAAAGCTTTTACGATGTCTTCTTTAGATGCTCCTTCTAATCCAAGTTGCTCTGCAACTTCATCCCAATTAACTTCATTGGTTTCAGTAGCTTCTTCTTCAGTTTCTTCTGTAGCCTCTGGTTGATCATCAAAATCCCAGTCATCTTCTGTTTCTTCTTCTTTTTCGGCTGTAGCTTCCTCTTCAGTTTCTTCTACTCCCCAATCAAAATCTGAATCATCATCTTCTTCAACTTCTTGAGTTACCTCTTCTGTTGTTTCTAATTCAGTTTCAGTTTCAGCTTCATCTACTAGAGCCGTAGGCTCTTCTTCGGTAGATTCTTGCTCATCAACTTGACCTACTTTTTCTACTAAGTTATCAAGTCCAGTAAAGGCTTCAGGATTAAATTCCTTTACCTCTTCACTTATTGTCTCTTTTTTTTCCATTGTTTCTTCCATTTTGCAATATTACGAAATTTTATTTAATTTTTAACTTGACCTTTAAGTTGCCCTTCCATCTGTCTTAACGCAGCGTCTGCTTTTCTTGTACCATATTGGTCATCAGAAAGTATTTCTGCTGTTTCTAATTTAGACTGATGTTGTATTTCTGCAACTTTAATTTTAGTCTCATTATCAAGTTGATTCATTTCAACTTCTGTTTGTAATTCTTTTTCTTTAGCTTCAGCTTCCATTTGTGCTTGCTCCATTGCAGCTTGTTGCTGTTGAGCTTGCATTTCTTTAGCAGCCTCTAAACCTCTTTCTAATATGTGCTCTGCTTCTGTCAATGTATCAGATTTAAATATTCTAATTACATCTAACATATCTATTTGACCAGACTGTAAAGCAGATTGTGCTAATTGAGATACGGCAGCTTTCATTTCTTCATCTTTACCACCATCACCTAAGAATACACCATAATCATTTAGTGCAACATCTGGTAATATAGATATAAATTTATATGTACCATCACCAAATACTGTTGCAGTCTTTTTACCTTCACTCCAAGCCATCTTCATAAGATTAGCACAACGCATTAATACATCTTGCTTAACCATGTCATGTGACCAAAACCAAGATCGAGTTATTGTAGCCGATTGAACTACAGCTCGCTTTTGATTACCTACCTGTTCGTATTGTTCTATCTGACCTTCACGTTGTCTAGTTACACCAGATACTTGTCCAGCCATATCTTCCAGCATCACTTTTAGATTTATAAGTTGCTGTACAGAATTAGACAATGTAAAGTCTATTTGCTGGAATTGATTAAATGTTTGAGCCTGCAGACCTTCATCTTTAGAATTAATAGGTATAATACCATCATTTTTAATGTGGTACATTATGTCCTGCATGTTCATTCCAAGATTAGCTGGCATTTGGGCTACATCATATACAACTGCTTTACCACCTGATCTAGCCATAGATAATTCTATGTGATACATAGTAATATTGTAAAGCATTTGTACATTCTTAAGTAAGTCAACCATAGATACAGGATTTCCTGTTGTGTGGTTTCTTACTACACCAACATAACTTAAGTTGGATGCACTTGGATCATCTAAAGAACGTATCTGATTAGGAACTCGCTGACAATTAACCATAATCGAACCACCAATCTTTGTAGCCTGCCAAATGTCATCAACAACAACCTTACGAACTTTCTCACCTTTACGCTTTCTATATTTATCAGAAACCATTTTTCTAAATGGCTTATCATTATCATGCTTATTAGGACTTAACTTATATTGTATCTTTCTTAAAGATCTCCACTCAGCGTGAACTACTTTTACCCTAAGCTCTCCTGACTCACCTGTTATATACCAATTTCTATACTCAGAATATCTATCAATTTTATTATTCTGAGACATAGACTCTATGAGTTTAATCTGCTTATCATCTAACTCCTCACCAAACTCATCTATTATATCGCTAGGAGATAGCCACCTTTCTTCTGTAACCCAGTTAGCTTCTCCTAAGTCATCAGTCTCACTAGATAAATCATAAGCGAGAGACCTTGGGTCTACGCGCCTAACCTGTGGGTCACCATCTTTAATTTCGACACGATAGCACTCCTTACCAGTTATTAGTAGATCCCTAAAGCCCTCCTTGAATTTGTTTTTAATCTTATATCTATTAGTTAAAAACTCTAATCCATCTTGAACCGCTTCTTCTATAGACTCTCTATAATTGTAACGCATAAAAGTATCAATGTCGTCAGGCAATGGAATATCTTGACCTTCAGTCCTAACTTCCATTCCTAAATTTTTCATTTCTTCTTTAACCTCTTCAAGTAGCTTATTCATAACCATAGTTACTTTATGGTCTTCTTTTCTATTTATAGCTTCTTGATTTACCGTTACAACCTTTGTATCTAAAGGTCTATGTAAGTCTTCACCTAATAATAAATCTATTTTAGGCTGCACTATAGGGTAATTTACTAATCGAGCTGGATAATTATATCCGTATTGCTCTGTAAGGTATTTATAATCGTCACGATTAAAATCACCATTATATATATCGTAATTTCTTACATCTTTTAGTCGATACCTGTTTTCAGGACTATCTACATGATCAATGTGGTTAACAATTGCATCAAGCATATGTTCGCACCACTTTTTATCTTTCTTTGAATCAGGTAGTAGTTGACTAGGAAAGTTCTTCATTATCTTATGTGTTTAACAGGTATTCCATTACTATCGTATTTATAATATACAAATCCGCTCTCTTTTATTGATTCTTTTTCCCTATCTTTAACTTCAATTGCAAAGTTATCATTTTCGTGGATTAAACACAAACCGAAGGCAATTGCCCTATCCGTATTGCGTGAACCCCAATCACATAGCTCATCTAAAAGATCTATGAACCATATTTCATCACCTCTTTCTTTTATGTAGTCATACATTAACGACTCCATATATGCTTTAACTTGCTTGTTCATGTGCACACCATAATTGTTTCTGGTTTTAGTTCCAGGTGAGTGTGCGGATCTAGGTTTAGTCTTTAGGTATTTTTGAGCTCTGTTTCTCAAAAAGTAGTCCAATATACCAATTTTTGTATACTCAACAAGCATTTTTGAATTATAATATACTGCAAGCTTTAAGCAACCTTCGTAAAATTGATCTGCTGTTTCAGGTCTATCAGTATATTCAGCTATTGGTAATCTATATGGTTGATTAGTATCTGCTATCCTTCTAAAGATAATTGCAGAACCCATAGATTCAGACGCTCCAGCTTCATCTTGGTCATATGAATCAATACCACCAACATCTAACCCTTGAAGGTGAGGTTGTGGTTCGTGTAATATTTTATAAGGGCCGTGAGGATGTGGTGTAAACTTAACCTTATCAGTTAAACCATCTTCATTTATTACCCAATCAAGATTACCAGTTGTAATATGCTGTTCTGGATCGGCTAGTGTTTGAACTCTAGCTCTCTGCTGATTAAGCAATGCTATGTCAAACCTAGAACCTTTTGTTTTTAGGAAAGCTTCCTGTACAGTTAGAGGGTAGTTTTGTAAATGCAAATTGTATGCCTTACTATCTCCACCACCATCTAATATTTTTTGCCTTTCTGATTGTATATATTCAAAAGCTTTTGTTTCGTCATCAACCCCAGTTTTAGGGCTAAAGAATCCGTGTAACGCCCTTGATGCAGGAATAAACATCGGAATAAGATTAAATGCTTCTGCATTATAATACATATCCATGAAATCAGCAGAAGCTGCGTCAATGTCACCCCCAGTTCCACCGACAACAGGTACTCCGTACTGCATTGCTCCATCCATGAAACAAGCTTTTGACGACATGTACGCATTCTTTAACCTTTTAAACTCTCCTGCTTCTTCAAATATCATTATAGATAGACGCTCACCTTTATATACCTCTGGATCATCCATCGTTCTGCAGTGTATAACAGACTGATAGCCTCCTATCTCCCAACGCCCCTCAGCGTTCTTCTGTCTATACCCTGCCCGTAACACATCCTTCGTATCCTTCAACCACCCATGCCGAAAATTCGGATGTTGATTCATCAACCCTTTTTTTGTTTTCTCAAAAAACGAGTTAGCTGTCACACCGAGCCCAGCCGCAATTCCTACTTCGGAATGCGGAAAGAAAGTAAATTCATGACCTACCAGTCCAGAGTTCATATAAGAGAACCCT